ACCAAACTGTGACAAAAGCCTTAAATGACTATATAGTAATAGGCTAATGTCACAAATTAGACCACATGGATAGAAAATTTAAGTATTTATGGGACAATAGGGTGGTATATAGACGTTACCCTACTACTGATGTACCTGATGAAGAAACAGAACACTACATGTTCTATAAAGAAGGTACACACCAGTGTTATGACTTATTTAGAAGTAGAGCAAAAATCACAACGTGGAGATCGTTCTACTGGCACATGATGGTATTATGGCATTTAAACCCTAAATGGGACGATGCTAAAGCTATGGAAGTAGCTACATACTTAGCGCATAAACCAAATGGTTTTACAACGTTTAGTATGAATAAGTGGAATTTGTCTAGATTAGTATATGAAGTATCTGTGCTCGATCTAGACACTCCTCCACAAAATAAACTTAGAAAAATTATATTTAAACCAAGTTGTGGATTAGATAAAACAGAAAAACTACGTATAGTAGGTAAACTAATAGGTAGATTAAGAGGTGTAAAAAAAGAAGATATATACGAAGCTATGATACAAACTAATCACGAAGGTGACAAGATAATAATATCAAAGCTTGCACAAATGTTAAATGTAACACCGAGAACAATACATCGTCATATGTGTGACGAATTAAAAAAAGAAAAACAAATTTTAAATGAACAAATATAGAATATTTATAGACATGGACGGAGTTATTGCTGACTTTGAAAAAGCAGCAGATGCAGGAAACTATACTAGTAGACCTGATTTATATGTAGATTATAAAAGTCTAGATGTAATAGATGGTGCTATAGAAGCTGTAGCCAAGCTAAATGCAGACCACGAGGTTTTTATAGCATCAACTCCACCATGGACTAGACCTGAAGTATGGGGTCATAAACGTGAATGGATCGGAGAGCATTTTCCATATCTAAAACGTAATATCATACTAACACATAGAAAAGATTTATTAATCGGAGACATTTTAATTGATGATTCCAGGTATAGAGGCCAACCAGACTTTCAAGGTGAATGGTATTGGTTTAATAAAAACTGGAATAATAGAAATTGGGAAGCATGCATAGAATGGATCTATAAAGAATATAGAAATGAAAAAGTATAATATACAAAATTATGTAAGATGGAAACATGATATGGCAGCTTGCTTAAAAAGAATACCAGATGTTTCTTATGAAGAACTTAGTAGAGATCAATTAATTATTAAATTTCTACCATTAGTAGAAAATATAGCTAGAAAATTCTCAACATCTCAATCAGCATGTGGAGTATTAACTATCAATGATTTAATACAAGAAGGTAATAGAGGCTTATGTGCTGGTGTCGATAGAATAGAGTGGGACACTATATTAGATGCAGATGAACCTGTCAAAAGATTAAAATCGTTTTTATCCAAACGAATTAAAGGTGCTATACGTAGAGGTATTAATAGTAACAGAGGTACCATGCGTATACCAGAGCATAAACTAAATGAAATACGTAAAGATTTTGGTGAAGATCGTAGAGCTGTAGAGTTATTTTTTAATTCAGTGTTTACAAGTCTTGATGATGGTACACCAGAACAACAAGCTGCTGCATATAATATACCAGATATTAAGCAATATAACAAAGAGTTGTTATCAGCATACTTGAAATCTTTAATGATGCAGTATTTAAATCCTAAAGAGTATCAAGTATTAAGATTGTCATATGGATTAGATTGTGACAAGCATTCAGCTAAAGAAATAGCTGATATACTAGGTATAAAAGGCAGCAGTTCTTACGTACGTATATCACAGTTAAAAAAGGTTGCGATAGATAAGTTAATAGATAATGTTTCTTACTCGCAAGTGGTTGACTATCTGTAAGTTAGAAGTGATCCACTAATGTAAATAACAATAATCTTGTGTGATTATATATATAGACCAAAACTAATAAACCATGAAGAATTTAAACCAAAAACTAGCAGTCATACAGACTGAATTAAAAGCAAAAAAATCTTCGTATAATTCTTTCGGAAAATATTATTTCCGTAAAGCCGAAGATATACTCGAGGCAGTAAAGCCTTTCTTACTTAGAGAAGGTGTGTCGGTAAGAGTCGATGAACAATTGATTCACGATACACCTCCTACAATTCAATCAACAGCCACAATTTCTGATGGCGAAAATTCAATCACAGCTACGGCAATAGTCGGTGTAGACCTTCAACAAAAAGGTATGCAAACGGCGCAACAATTTGGAGCAGCTTCATCTTACGGGAAAAAGTATGCATTAGGCAACTTATTTCTAATTGATGATACAGCTGATGCTGACTCGACTAATAGTCATGGGAAAGTTAGTCAACTTGTGAACAAAGCTAAAGCTAAAATGACTGAAGATCAGTACAAGAAAGCTGTTGAGTTTGTTAAAAAGGGAGGGCTTATATCTGCCATCGAGTCTAAATACACCGTTACACCTGAACAAATGAAAACATTAAAAAACGGAGTTAATGGATAAAGAAAAAATAATTGAGAAATTAACACAGGACGAACATTACTATGGAAAATTTGGTAAGCAGTTCTTAAGTAATTCAGATATACATATATTACTTAAAGATCCTAGAAGGCTAAGAGAAGATAAACCAAAGACATCAGCAATGGTGATAGGAGGCTATTTTCACACTGCAATACTAGAACCTGATAAACTTGAGCAATTCAAGATTATTAAGTCTACAACTAGGAATACTAAGCAATATAAAGAGATGTCTGGAGGAGAGATCTGTTTACTTCAACACGAGGTTGATAAAATAGAATTAATGAGAGAGGCTGTTATGGATAACAAGATATGCAGGGAGCTTATAGATGGTCTTGGTACCGTCGAATATGAGATACCTGGAGTTACTGAAATACATGGAAACATGTGGAAAGGTAAGGCGGATATTGTTAACCACGATGAAAGACTTATAATAGATCTTAAAACAACTAGTGATATTGATAGGTTTAGATGGTCAGCCACTAAATTTAACTATGATAGTCAAGCTTATATCTATAGTCGCCTATTTGGTTATGAGATGTTGTTTATGGTAATAGACAAAGAAACACTCCAAATAGGTTTGTTCGACTGTTCTCCAGATTTTTATTCTTCTGGAGAAGACAAAGTACGTAAAGCTACTGACGCGTACGAGCTGTTTTACAAGACAGATGATTTTGACAGTAAGCAATATTTAATAACTAAAACCTTATAAACCTATGGCAACAGCTTATAAAATGAAGACCTGTAGTATATCAGGCAAAAGATTTAGAGCAAATAATAAAAACTTTTACGTCAACAAAAGCTCTAGTGACGGACTACATCCGTACTCTAAAAAAATGGATAACTTAAGAAGAACATTAGGAGTATCTGTAGACAAAGTAAAAGATTTAGTTAACTTAATAAATAGATAAATATGGCAAGTATAATAAAAACTTCTATAAATCTTTCTGAAATACCGAAAGATAAAATATTTGTAGGGAAGAAAGGAAAGTACCTACCAATAACAATAACACTGAACGATGAGGTTGACCAGTTTGGCAATCAAGGTCCAGTTGTTGTTGAGCAAACTAAAGAGGAAAGAGAGTCTAAACAGGCTAAAACTTATCTTGGTAATGCTAGAGTAATTTGGACAAACGGAGATAATGTAGCTCCAGCTCCAAGAGATAATCAACCAAAGGCTGAACCAGCAGCTGTTAAACCAGAAGATTTACCGTTTTAATATATGCAAGTAGAAAATACAGAGATCAATGGATTCTTGATTGATAAATTCAATCAATACAGTCTAAAGCCTGGAAGCACACAGGGTGTATGCCCTTTGTGCTCCCACACTAGACAACCTAAAAATAGAAAAGCACAATGCGCTTCCTATGATTGGGAACGTGGTCTCGGCACTTGTCATAACTGTGATACTAGTTTTCAATTACATACTTATCAACGTAAAGGTAATGCAACTAGAGAATATGTAAAACCAATACCGGTTGAAGTATTTGAACCAGTTAAAGACAAAGCTGTTGAGTGGTTTAAAACTAGAGGTGTAACTCAGCAAACGTTAGATGACTTATATGTTACAACGGGTGAAGAGTTTATGCCTCAGACGGGGAAGAAAGAGAATACTATACAATTTAATTACATTATGGGTGATGAACTTGTTAATGTAAAGTATAGAGATGGTAGAAAGAATTTTAAACTATATAAAGGTGCTGAAAAGATATTCTACAATATTAATAGTATTGTAGGGT